ATTGACCGTTTTGGCTCGCCCACTCTCTATACGCTTGGTAAAGGGGAGCTGCCTGGATTGATTCGCCGTGTCCTTTTATGCACCGGTCATTAATAAATGTTTCTACTGGATCCATTTCTTCCCTGTACTCTCCGCGCTGATCTTTTATTAAATTTGGTTCATTAAGCCCGATCCGTTTCCATTCCTGGTAACCTTCCACAGCCCAATTCAAGATAGCTGTCATTTCCCTGCGTAGCTTGTACTTTAAGTTTTTATCCACTTGGTGCTCTGGTATCTGTACAGTGAAAGGAATAATCACCATTCTGCGCCATATACCATCGTCTGTACCTCTTATAAATGGCTTGTGGTTTGTCGCCATCCATAACTTAAACTCCGGATCATAGTCAAACTCATCACCATAAAGGAATCTAGCTGTTACCGCATCCCCTCCTGTAATCTGCTTTACTAATCCCTCATCGAATCGCATACCGTCGTTTGGCTCTGTGGTTGTTACCAGTCGTGCACCTTGCAATCTGGCAATATCGCTGTTCGCAGATCCAGACATTGGCTTGACCATCAATGTTTGCGGCTGAATATTGGTAGTATAGTTTCCTAGAATTTCGGTTATAATATCCAAGAAAACAGATTTACCATTCCGTCCGTTTCCATAGAGTATGAACATAACTTGTTCTTCCGTGGATCCGGACAAGGAATATCCTACCGCCCGCTGAATATAATTAATTAAGTCTTGGTTTCCGTCGAATATCTGATTAAGAAATTCCAGCCATAATGGATAATCGATTTTATCTGTATATTCGATGGAAGCTATTTTCGAAAAATACTTATCTTTATCGTGGTCATGCAGATTTCCTGTTTTAAGGTCAATGTAGCCGTTCTGTACGTTCAGAAGGTGTCTGTCTTTATCAAACTGTTCCGGTTGGATGGGTAGCAAGTGTTGGCTTTCTTTCAGCATGTTTGTCTTTCCATTACTACCGCGCGAATATTTGATGTGTTTCTGTAATGCTTTTTGTGCTGCTTCCTCATCTCCATCATCCGGAACAAAAACAGGTTCTTTTTTCATTCGTTCCAAAATATCATCTACTAAACTTTTAACTTTTCCCTCTTGATCCAGCACCCAAGTTTTATCATTGTAGTAATACCATCCTTTTCTTACATAGCTGTATCTGACGACTTCACCGTATGTATCTGTGAATCGTGCTGCGTTTCCGGTGTCGTCGTAGCTGTAGTATTTCTTTTCTATTTTTTTGGTGCTATCTTCCAGAACATACAGATTAAAATCATCGGTTTGTTGCGGGTTAAATACGTTATTGCAATCCTGTATTGCTTTATTGAGTGTTAGTTGACCATAAGTGGAATCTCCTGTTTTCCGGTCCCACTTTTCCCGATAGAGAGATGATTCTCTGAAAATACTATCCATTTTTCCAAAGTCTCTGTTTGTCCAAAAAGCTAAATCGTTAGAAAATGCCATATCAGCTTCTGACTGGCTATCGTAAAATTGTTCCCAGCCGCCGCCCATAAATAATTTAAAGCGCATTCCATTTTTACTGCTTCTTGCTATTTCTATTATTTTTTCAACAGACAATCCATTGCCTTGACTTTCATTGTTATGATGCTTTTTTGACGGTTCGCTGCCGCCAATATATTTATTGTGGAGGTAATTAATTTTGTTTAATTCATCTTCTGCTACTTCTGTAAATCGGCTTATTGAATTGCCAGTCATAACGAAAAATCGGCCGCTATTATAAATTTCCACATTTCCTTTTCTGCTGCCACCCTCTGGCAAATCGCCTTTAGCAATAATATGAACGCCATTTCCGCTTACTGACAGTTCGGAGTAGCTTTCCATCATTTCTACAAACTCAGAAACAATATTGTCTGCTTCATCGTTTTGTTTATATCGCTCAATTTCTGGACCGACATCATCGAGATCAATTCCAAAATAAGGCGGTTTGAAAAAGAAGCCTATTCCATCACAATTAAATTTATTTATTGATGAGAGAGCGGTCTGAAAATCAGACCATGTACTCTCATCATTGCTTTTTCCTAAGTTTCCGGTATTCGCATCAATTGGTACTTTAGTAGTTTTTCCGTTCCTCTGCTGCAGCTTGAAGCCGCACCAGTTGTTTAGTTCTTTTAATTCTATTGGTACTGCTTCATACATTGAGTTCACTCCTTAGAACGGTAGGTTGCTATCCGGGATGTCTATAGCCTGTCCGTTATTTTGGTAAGGATCAGACTGATTGTTACTATCGTTACTTTGCTTCCATTGATGCTGCACATCAGGAAACTTTGTAGGATTCCACTGTTTCACGTTTAAATTTTCATATGTTTTTCCGTTGCGTTCTGAGGTTTCGTTTTTAACCATTACCTGCAATGGTTTACCTGCATAATCTTGTAACAGTTCGTCAAAACTGTTGTAAACCTTACCGGATTGTAATCCGGCAGCTTTACCAATCGTATTGAACATCATCATATTGTACTTTCCGGTTGCTTTTGCTTTAAAAATACGCTCCCAAATCTTTTGGTTTTTATGCGGTTGATCCAAATCATTTCTAACCGTCATTTGAAAATTGGTGAACTCTGCGCCGCTTTGGGTTGCATCTTCTCTTGCATGATCGATGACAACCTCATAAACTCCGTCTTTAATATCACCTTGTAAAGTATTGTTAAAATCTAAGCTAATTCCTGACATAATTAATCATCCTTTTCTTTATATTTTTAACTAATGAAACCTAATAACTTACCTTGGTAGTAGGCCCACCCTTTTTTGTAACCGCGATTTTTAGCCAAATCATAAAGTTCTTTCATGCTCTTGCAGTCTTTGGGTTCGCGGAAATCAAGAGTAACTTCTAACTCCGATTCATCAACTTCCTGCAATTCCGCTGATTCATCCACTTCATAATCTTTTTGTTCTTTAACTTCCGGTACATGTCCACATTCAGGGCACGCTTTTTCATCAGGTGGGTAAACCGCAAAACAGTTAGTGCATTCTCTTATCGGAACTTCTGCTTTTCCTTTTGTCTGTTTTTTACCATCCAGACTCCAGGTTCGTTCCATATCCGGCAGACCGTGCCTTCTCACATTATCAACGTGGTCAATGATGGTTGATGTTTTACCTGGTCGGTATCTCATCCCTCTCATTGCCTGCTGAATAAAGAGAGAGAGTGACTGCGTCGGTCTTAGCATAATAACCGTAGAACAGTCCGGGACATCAAATCCTTCTCCGATTAAATCGACATTGCATAATACTTGAATTTCTCTATCCCGGAATTTCTGAATAATTTCAGATCGTTCCTGTTTCGGTGTTTTTGCATCCAGGTGAACTGCATTAATTCCGTGTTGGTTAAACTGTTCCGCTGTGTGTTTACTGGCTCCCACACTGTGGCAGTAAGCAATTGCCTGCTCGCCATACGCTAACTGTTTATAATGCTTAATTGCATCACCGTATATTGTTTTTTCTTCCATTGCGTCATTAATCGATGTGGAGGAGAACTCCCGCAAACTATTTAACTTTAATTTTTCTGTATCTATCAGTTTTGGAGCATAATATTTATAAGGTGACAGGTAACTGTTTTCGATTAACCATTTTGCATTTACTTCTTCAATTAAAATGTCATTTACATCACCAAGACCAGATCCATTCAGCCTTATTGGTGTTGCAGTAAAACCCAGCCTTAACACATCACTGAAATGCTCATATATTTTTTTGTAGGATGCTGCCAAGCTGTGATGGTTTTCATCTGTGATGATTAGGTCCGGTTTTTTCATCCGGTCTAATCTTCTTACTACCGTTTGTACCATTCCGAAATGAACCATCCTGAGATCCACGCCATTTGATTCGAATGTTTCTTTAACTTGATCAACCAATTCCTTACGATGCACCAGAAAAAGAACTCTGTTTCCTTTTAATGTTGTCATTCTTGCTATTTCAGCAATTACCACAGATTTTCCTGATCCGCACGGAGATACAATGCAAGGTGCTTTAAATCCTTCTGTGTATGACCGCCTAGCTCGATCAACTAATTCTTGCTGGTAATCATATAGTTCAAACATTTTATTATTCTTCCACCTCCGATTCATAACCGACCTTGAATATATGTTCCTGTAGGCAAAACTCCCTGGTATCCAATTGGTTCTTGGCAAACGTCGCATTACTGGGTTGTAATATAAAGCCGCGCTGTTTTGTACGATGATTAATAGCCAACTTCCCCACAACCTGACACAGGCCCATCACGTTATTCAAAATTGTTTTTCGGATGTCCGGGTAAGTCCTGTGATAAATCTGACCATTTTCTGTTTGAAACTCATCTGTTAATTCCCAAGCTGTAAAAACCACTCTTTTATTAAGCGAATTGATGTACCTGATGCTGTCAATAATAAAGAAATCAATTTGCTGGTAATGCCGCATCTCTGGCACTCGATTGTTTTTTCCTACTCTCCCTAAGTTTCCAAGCATGGATCGGAACAGTTCAGAAATATTATCAAAAACAATATTTTCATATTTCGATAAGTCATTCTTTCCAATCCATTCAATTAGCTTGACCCACTCTTCCCAAGCGTTATGAGTATCAAATTCAACAATGTCAATATTTTCATTACCCCTCAAAGGATGCTGCGTTTTATCGATTGCAACATAAAGTGTCTTACCTTCAAGGTAATTAAGCGTGTGGGTTTTCCCTGTTCCTGGAGGAGCATAGAGCAGATAAGTCGCCCGGTCATCTTTTATTTCCGTTGCATTTACTATTTTCAATTTTTAACCTCCTATCTGATCCGCAAGCCTTCGGATTGTTTTAATTCCACACCTGCAACCGATTCGCCATTTTTGATAGCGGTTTGAATTTTTTTCTTATCGATTTTAGGATCCGGAGTAATAAAGTAATTTTTAG